CCTTCTCGTCCTCGCCCAGCTCCGTCTGGGTCGTCTGGTTGACGTCCGCAGCCACCTCAAGCTCGTCGGCCGGGAAGATCCCCGCCTTGTCGCAGATTGCCTCGAACCGCCGCCCGAACCGGTCGTCGAAGTCCGACCGTTTGAACTGCGCCAGGTAGATCGATGCCACGTACCGGGCGACGTCCTGGGCGTCCTCCGGCGTCTCGAGGTCGTCGTAGACGCCCTCGATCATCTCCTGCTCGTCCTCAGTGAGATGGGAGATAAAGTCCTCGCGGTACGCCCCCGACTCCACGGCGTTGTCGTTGCCCTCCTGATCGCCGCGGCCCTGCTTGGGGTTCTCGTCCGCGGTCGGCGTTGACCCGCCATGACTGTGGCACTTCCCGTGCGAGCCCTTCGCCGGCTGCGTGCATCGCTCGCCGCTGGTCTTCGCGGGGTCGACGACACACTGTCCCCACTGGCCGTAGTCCCGATCCTCGTTGGTGATCTGGATGGCCTTTGGGTGGGCGTCTTCGTGGAATTTTGAGTCGTCGTTTGTCATCGTTCTAAGGGTGCGCCATGTAGTTTGGTTTCGTCAGAAATCCGGACCGGCTCAGAAATCGGCCGACGGCGGAGCTACATTCACGGTGGGTTCACCGAGGCCGCTCGGCGACGGCTTGGTGAGTCGAGGGTCTTCCAGCTCGAGATCGTGCTCGCCGCTCAAGTGGCACTGGTGACAGAGGGCGGCGAGATTCTGGCGAGAGTGGTTAGTCGGATTCCCGTCAATATGGTGGACGTGCATAGCGGTCGTCTCGTCTCGCGACCGCCCACAACCCGGACACCGGTACGAGTGCGCGTCGTGGAGGTGCCAGAAGAGTTCGCGAGCCCCTTTACGAAGATCGTGACTCGAATAACGTGCTGGACTCATCGGTACTCGGTAAGGATCTGCAGCGCGCAGGTCGGACAGATCGTAATCGTTTGGTGGAGTTCGTAGCCTGCGTCCTGCATCAGCCCGCCGAAATTCTCGGTCAACCAGGTGGCCTCGCGGAACTGACCGGCGATAGCCGGGACATCACCACCGCGTTGACACCCGTCGAGTTGCGCGTCACACTCGTAATCGTAGGGCATGATCAGAGAATGATCGCCAGCAACTCGGAGAGCATCGTAATCGCGGCACCCACAAGGAAGAATCCGAGTGCGTACCACGGTTCCCGACGGATGTCACCGAGAAACTTTGACCCGAGCTTGCTCCCGAGTGTCGCGAACACGAAGAGACCAGCCAGCTCCCACGCGCCGAGCATTGCAACGACGACGCCGACCACGAAGCCGACGACGCTGGCATGTATCTCTCCCCGGACCGACAGGAAGCCGTCCCGGCTCGTTTCCGATTCATCGGAGCTCGACGGAATCAGTCGATCAAACATGGCCGTCATCTCCTGGAATCGGTATCGTCCGAGTCGCCAGCCTGCACCTCCGCCCAGGCGGCGTAGAACTCGGAGAGTTCCATCCCATTCACGAGCCCGAGGATGATGATGGCC